CCAGGTAGCGATTGGTCTGCCGCCGACCGTAAATGGGCCGAAGAAAGTGGCCTTATTGGGGGAGACCAAAACGGCAATATGATGTATAAAAAATTCTTAACTCGTGAAGAGTTTGTAGTAGTTCTTCATAGAGCGATTGAAAAATTTGTTAAATAAAATAGGTGGAAAATATGAAAAAAACTGAATTTTCTAAATCTTTGCTTATATAGGAATCTATTCTCATTTGGATAATGAGTTTAACTTTTTTAATTTTAGCGTTCTATTGTATATATATGGGCTATACCGGTTCTTTACCTTGGCTTGCCGCAATGGTAGCTTTCCCTTGGACCGCATATGGTATAAGTCAAGCTTTTTATTATAGAAAAGCCATGGCTGAAAATACAAGAGATGGTATTAAATTTGAATCTGTACTTTTAGATGCTTAGAAAACTTATTCACAATATCAAGATGCTTCTGCCCTTGATTATGATTTTGATTTTGAATTGGATGAAGATTTATCTGGTAATGATGAAATAATTGATTTAGATGAATGTAAAATCTAAAAAGGAGTGAAATAAAATGAGTCCAGAACTTTTGGTTTTAATTAAAGATATTTTTGAATTATGTATTTTTCCTTTATTAATTGCTTTAAGTGGTTATTTAATTGCTTTTATTAATAATAAAAGTAATGCTTTAAAAGAAAATGCTAAAAGTGATAAAGAGAAGAAATATATTAATATGTTAAATAGCACTATTACCGATTGTGTAATTGCTACTACTCAAACTTATGTTGAAAGTTTAAAAAAATAGGGGCAATTTGATATAGAAGCATAGAAAGTTGCTTTTACTATGACTTATAATGCAGTTATTAATTTATTAACTGAAGAAGCAGAAGAATATTTATCTGAAGCTGTTGGCGATTTAAATCTTTATATAACACAAAGAATTGAATCAGAAGTTAAATTAAATAAATAATATTTAGGGAACTAATCAAAAAGATTAGTTCCCTTTTTTTATTTTACTTGACAAAATGAAAAAATAATGTTATAATATTAATATATGAGTAAAAATATATATTTAATTATTTAATAATAAAAAATATTATTGACAAATAATAAAAAAAATGTTATTATATATTTATAAAATAATAAGAATAATAAAAGGAGGAAATATGAGTATTAATAAGGATTATGGCGTAGAACAAGTTGAAACTTTAGAAAGTATGCAAGCAGTTCGTCACACTCCAGGCATGTATATCGGAAGTGTTGGCCCAGAAGGCGTAAGACATATTACTCTTGAAATTATTTCCAATAGTGTAGATGAATATTTAAACGGTCATTGTACTTTATGTCAAATTAAGTATGATAAAGACAATGTAATTACTATTAAAGATAATGGTCGTGGTGTTCCATTCGGTAAAGCCAAAGATGGTAGCGAAACATTAATTAATATTTATACAAAACTTCATACTGGGGCAAAATTTGATACCGAAGGAAAAACAGGGTATAATACCTCTGGTGGTATGCATGGCGTTGGGGCAAAAGCTACTAATGCTTTATCGGAATTTTTTAAAGTAATTTCCATTAGAGATAATAAAAAAGCAGTAGCAGAATTTTCAAGAGGAAATTTACTTTCTTTTGAAGTAGAAGATTTTAAGTCTAATGAAACTGGCACAACAGTAATCTTTAAACCAGATAAAGAAATTTTTAAAGAAAGTATTGAATTAGAATATGACGCTTTAAAACGGCAGGTTCAAGAATTAGCTTATCTTTCTCCTGGAATGGTTTTTGAGTTAGAATATTTAAATAAAGAAAAAGAAATAATTAATTCTAAAAATGGTATTAAAGATTATATTGATGATTTAAATAAAAATAAAAATACTTTAACATCAGTATTTTATGCCGAAACTTTAGAAGATAGAATTGGTGTTAAATTAGCAATGCAATATAACGATAGTTATACTGATAATTATAGATTATATACTAATTCTATTCCAAATAGTGGCGGTACACATTTAACCGGTTTTAGAACCGCTTTAACACAAGTAATAAATAAATATGCTCGTGATAACAAAATCTTAAAAGAAAAAGATGCTAATCTTACAGGGGAAGAATTAAAAGAGGGATTAACTTTAGTCTTATCTTTAATTATGCCGCGTCCAGTATTTTCAGGACAAACTAAAGATATTTTATCTAGTAGTGAAGCAAGAACTATCGTACAAAGATTAGTATCCAAAGAAATTGAAACATGGTTAAATGCTAATAAGAATGATGCTAAAGCGATTATTGATAAAGCTTTATTGGCGCGAACGGCAAGAGAAAAAGCTAAAAAAGCAAAAGAAACCGTAAGAAAACAAGAAAAACAAAAACGTGCGGTTTTACCGGGCACTTTATCGGATGCTAGTTCCCATGATAGAAGTAAATGTGAAATCTTTATTGTAGAAGGGGAATCTGCGGCCGGTTCTGCCAAAGAGGGTAGAGATAGAACTACACAAGCGATTTTCCAGTTAAGAGGTAAAATTCTTAATACCTTAAAAGTTGATATTCATAAAGCGCTTCAAAATAAAGAAATTGATGGAATGATTAATGCTTTTGGTCTTGAAGTTAAAGATGGAAAAGTTATTGTTGATGAAAATAAATTAAGATATGGTAAAATCATCATTACTGCCGATGCGGATGTTGATGGTAGTCATATTAGGATTTTATTCTTAACTTTTATCTGGAAGTTTGCCCCTGAATTAATCGAAAAAGGTTATATTTATGCGGCTGTACCGCCTTTATATAAAGTTATTATGGGAAATAAAATCCAATATCTTAAAGATGATGCTGCTTTAGAAGAGTTTAGAAGAACAACTACTAAAAAGTTTGAATTAAATCGCCATAAAGGTTTAGGCGAAATGGACTATGAAGAATTAGCTGAAACAGTTATGAGTCCAGAATCAAGAACACTTAAACAAATTACTATGGAAGATGCTCAAAAAGTAGCAAATACTTTTATTAATTTAATGGGTGAAAATGTAACTTCTCGCAAAAAGTTTATTGAAGAAAATGCTTGGAGGGCTAATGTAGATGTTTGATATTATTAAAACGCCAATCATTGATGAAGTAGAACAAAGTTTTTTAGATTATAGTTTAAGCGTAATTACAGATAGAGCTATTCCCTCCGCAGAAGACGGTTTAAAGCCAGTACAAAGACGAATCCTTTGGGATATGTTTGATAAGGGTTATCGCAATGATAAAAAGTTCGTAAAATGTGCTCAGCCAGTAGGTGACACAATGGGTAGATTTCATCCCCATGGTGATAGTTCTATCTATGGCGCATTAGTTTGGATGAGCCAAAAGTGGAGTATGAGATACCCACTTATTGATTTTCATGGTAATAATGGGAGTAGAGATGGCGATAGCCCTGCGGCACATAGATATACTGAATGTAAATTATCTAAAATTGGTGAAGAAGTTCTTAATGATATTAAAAAGAATGCGGTAGATTGGCAACCAACTTATACCGATGAAGAAGAAGAACCAGTTTATCTTCCGGGGGTTATTCCTAATTTATTAGTAAACGGCACTATGGGTATAGCCGTTGCTATGGCTTGTAGTTTTGCCCCGCATAATTTAAATGAAATTATGGACGCTACTATTGCTTTATTAGAAAATCCAGAAGCAAAAGTAAAAGATTTATTAAAATATGTTAATGGTCCAGATTTTCCGACCGGTGGCTTATTAATTAATAAAGATGAATTAGAAGCTGCTTATACTACTGGAAAAGGTAGAGCAAGAGTTCGCGGTGAGTATAAAATTGAATCTGAAAAAAATAAAGATTTAATTGTATTTACAAGTTTGCCGTATAAGGTTTCTAAAGAAGATTTAATTAATGAAATTGATAAATTATGTGAAACTGGAAAAATTGATGGTATTGTATCAATTAGGGATGAAAGTAGTAAAGGTGAAGTTCGTTTCGTTATTGAATTGGATAAAGGGGTTAGTACAGGTCCAGTTTTAGCTAAATTGTTTAAAATGACGAGATTGGAAGATACTTATAGTTATAATCAAGTGGCTTTAGTAAATAAA